AAAACAAAGAAATAGCCTCGAACTAAAAACAATACAACCTAAGACAAAGAACCAGGAGTTAATTTTTAAAGAATTTATTAACGGTAAGAATCTTTTAATCCACGGTCTTCCAGGTACAGGTAAATCATTTTTATCATTGTATTTGGCATTGTCAGATATTGAAGAATATAGAGACTATAATAGTGTTACGATCATTAGATCGGTTGTTCCATCAAGAGATATGGGATTCCTTCCAGGGTCCATTGCAGATAAAGCTAAAATTTATGAAGCCCCTTATAAATCTATCTGTGCCGAACTTTACGGTAGAGGGGATGCTTACGAAATTCTAAAAAACAAAAATACCATTTATTTTGAAACATCTTCTTTCCTAAGAGGTATGACTCTAGACAATACAATCATTATTGTTGATGAGTGTCAAAACATGACATATTCAGAATTATGTACTATTATTACTAGAGCAGGAAATAACTGTAAGATTATTTTCTGTGGCGATTATAGACAAACTGATTTAAAATGGGATGATGAGAAGTCTGGTATTTTCCAATTTATGAAAATTCTTCACAAAATGAATAAGTATTTTTCATGTATTGAATTAGTAGAAGATGATATTGTTAGATCAGGTTTAGTTAAAGATTTTATTATTAAGAAGACACAAATTGAAAATAATTTCAGAGTTCCAGTCAGAGCTGCCGGCTCTTTTAGCCCAACGCAAGCGCTTCACTCACCTCCCCCAAAAGATCCTTAATTCAACTGAGGTGTTAGAACAAGTAAATACAGACACCGGTAGGTACTATAAAACACCTACCGGTGAACTCTATCCATCAGTAACAACAGTAACAGGATTAATGGGCGCAGATGCAATTAAACAATGGCGAGATAGAGTCGGTGATGAAGAAGCAAATAGAGTTAGCAGCCAAGCAGCTACTCGAGGTACACGCATTCATCAACTCTGCGAAAACTATCTCAATAATGATAACATCGATACCTCTAAATATACTTTCGATGATGTTGAAAACTTCAGATTACTTAAACAGCAACTTGACACAAACATCGACAACATCCACCTACAAGAAGTAAGATTGTATTCAGATTATCTTAAGATGGCTGGTACAGTAGACTGTATTGCAGAATGGAAAGGTAAGTTGGCTATCATAGATTTTAAGACAGCGAGAAAGCCAAAGAATAAAGAATACATTCTTAATTATTTTTGTCAGGCTACAGCATATGCTATTATGTACGAAGAGAGATTTAGTATCCCAGTAAGTAGAATAGTTATTCTTATTTCAGTAGATGATGAAGAGCCTCAGATTTTTGAAGACCGTAGAGATAATTATATTAAACCGTTATTAGATATTAGAGAAAAATATATATTAAAATTTGGAGTGTAAAATGCAATTCTCTGATGATGAAATAAAAGAAATGAGATCAATATTATATAATTATATAAATGATAACTGTATAATAAGAAGACCGCCAGGTGATAGAAATTTTGTTTTACTAACACATAGTGGTGATCGTTACATATGGCAATTTTATTTACGTAAAATGCTGTTTAATAGTAAATTTCTCACATACACAGGTATGCTTTTTTGGTCAAAGTACGCAGAAGAATTTAAAAAATCACCTTTTCAAATAGCAGGTTTAGAAACCGGATCAACACCTCTTATAGTTGGTCTAGCTATGACCGCCCCTTCTTTTGGTATTAACGTAAATGCTTTTTCTATAAGAAAAGACAGAAAAACTTACGGTACTCTTAATAGGATGGAAGGTATAGTTACTGATGAGCCTGTCATGCTAGTAGACGATTTATGTAATTCTAAAAACACAATGTTTTTAGCTAAAAAATATTGTGAAGAGGAAGATCTTAAAATTTACAATAAAGCTTTTACAGTCGTAAATAAAAACATTTTAAAAACTGACTCAACTGAGTTTGACAAATATATAGGTGAGACACTTCCGGTAGATTCATTATTTTATATTAATGAATTTGATTTAGAATATCTAGATTATTTCGATAAGAAAAATAATATTGGAGAGTAATAATGAAAAAACCTTTAGATGATATTAAAGTTAATAAAGTAAATGTTCCTAATATTAAAAAAGATCCTAATTTAAATTCTATGAAAATGAAACAAAATTTTAATGTAAAGAGTTCTAAAAATTTTACAGGTAAAAGTAGAGGCAGATAAAATGTTTGGTCTATTTGGTAAAGGTAAGACTGTCTCAAAGTCTAGATCATCCAAAGTTGTTAAAACTAAATCCGGTTCTTCTACATTTACTAAATATAAATCTTCTAATGGTAAAACCAAATGGGTTAAGTCAGGTGGCACGGGTAGTTTTAAGCACCGCAAGAAAAAATAACAGTTGATTTCTACTTTATAATATAGTATAAATATAATGCTGATGTTGTTGACATCTAGTAGAATAGACATTCTGGACGCGGGGGCAGTACCCGCCGCCTCCACCATAGATACACAAACATCCTGCGAGATTGTTGCTTTAGGGTAGGGTGACAAGAAATAGAACAGCAACTAATACTTGTTTTATTTGTGTATCTTTGATGGGGGCGCACTAAGGTGTGTTCCATAATATACATGAGGGTTGAAGTTCCTAGTTGTTCGGCGGTAGCGGGACATTCCAGCTTTGGGTGTATATCATATGGGGGCGAAATAGGATCGACAGGTGTAGTAAAGACAAGATCGAGACTGAGGCAAAAAAAACTAAATGGCATGTTAAAAGCATCCAACGACAACGTTCCTTACTCAGCAATGAAAATTGCTGCTTAAGAATTGAGTCTGGGGTATGAGCTCCACCCTATTAAATAACGGGCTCACTACACTTTAAACACAAACACAACACATAGGAGACTAAAATGACAAAGACACCTTTTGAAATCAGATTTGATTTAATTCAATATGCACGTGGACAATTAAGCGATACTTATTATGCTGCCATGGAACGCATTAGAGAAACTACAGCAGAACATTCTATAGAACGCACAGCTGCTATTAATGCATTATCTTACCCTACTAATGAGCAAATTATGGCTTTAGCAAATGAGCTAAAAGTTTTTATTGATAGTAAGTAACAACATATAAAGTGGAGGGTACCCCCCTCCACTCCCCATTAAGGAATAAAAATGGTAAAAATTAAAACTAACGAAGATTTTATTCGTGAGATAGAAAATATTGTCAAGACTAAAAATATTGAATTTTTTGAAGCAGTATTATATTATTGTGAAGTAAACAATGTAGAAGTAGAAGTTGCTGCTTCACTAGTAAAGCAAAGTAGTGCATTAAAAGCTAAAATTCAATTTGAAGCTGAAAACCTTAATCTTATGAAGAAGACAGCACGACTTCCAATATGACACCTTTTGAGGCTTATAAATTATACAATGCCGTCTCTATGCATTTTACCACAGAAAGCTACGACTACTTCAAGTATAACGGGAAAGTCCGTGCAGACGAACATACATTTGAAACCCGCAAAGACAAATATATGTTCTATAAACTTTCTAAGCATCCCGATCCCATCACCTTCCTTGTCGCAAATTTCGCTGAAGGTAAAAAAATATGGGTCGGAGATTTATTCAGCCAAGATAAAGATCTGGCCTATAATGAGTATCTTAGAAGAAAACAATCATTAACCTATATCTTTGAAACAGATATAGATAATCTACTAGAAGATTTTGATAAGAATTTTGAAGTACCTGACGATGGTGATTATCCATACTTACTTAAGCTTCTTACCAGAAAAAAGATAGCCAAAGAATCATTTATTATAATTAATGACTGTGTGAGATTCTTTGGTTCTTGGAATAAAAAAATTGCAGATCCTGTACTCTGGCCACAGATTGCATTGAACTGTAAAAAATTATTTCCATTTATGTCCTATGATAAGGATAAATATTGTGGGATTTTGAGAAGCAAATTCTCTTGATTTCATATACATCGTAAACTACAATTAATATATCGTATACATCGTAACACATCGGAGAAATAATATGGCTACTAATTTTGACGCAATGAAGCAGAACCGCAAAGCTAATTTTGAAAAGCTCACATCAGAGCTAAACAAGCTTAATCAAGGTTCATCACAAAATCAGGATAATTCAAACAATGACGAACGCCTCTGGAAACCAGATGTCGACAAAGCCGGCAATGGTTATGCAATCATCCGTTTTCTTCCCGCTCCAGTTGGAGAAGAGGTACCTTTCGTACGCATTTGGGACCATGGGTTTCAAGGTCCTGGAGGTTGGTATATCGAAAAGAGTCTTAACTCACTCGGCAAACCAGATCCAGTCTCAGAGTACAACTCAAAGCTCTGGAACTCCGGTATTGAGGCTAATAAAGAGTTAGTTCGTAAGCAGAAGCGCCGTCTTTCATATTACAGCAACATTTATGTTGTTAAGGATCCTACCCGTCCAGAAAACGAAGGTAAGGTATTCTTGTTTAAGTATGGCAAGAAAATCTTTGATAAGCTTAACGAAGCAATGTATCCTCAATTTGCTGATGAGAAGGCAATTAACCCGTTCGATCTCTGGGAAGGTGCTAACTTTAAGCTTAAGATCCGTCAGGTAGAGGGCTATCGTAACTACGATAAGTCTGAATTAGATACACCAGCACCAATGCTTCCTGACGATGATGATATGGAAAAAGTTTGGAAGAGTGAATACTCACTTCAAGAACTACTTGATCCAAAGCACTTTAAGTCGTACGAAGAATTAAAGATGCGTCTTGAAAAAGCTCTTGGTACTGCTACCGAATCTTCTAATTCAAAGTCATCACATATGAATGATGAAGATGAAGCATTCCCGGTACCACAGAAAGCTGTACCTGCTAAGGAAACTCCTAAAGCATCTGCACCTTGGGATGATGATGAGGATGAGGATCTTAGCTTCTTTAAGAAGTTAGCTTCTTCAGATTAAAAGACGCCAGCACCAAACATGTCCCCGTAAAGGGTTCTATCAATATGTGACGGAACAGGAGCGGTCATGACCGCTCCTGAAGTTCTAGGTGGAGGAGGCGGAGATGCACCTGCACTTGGAGCAGCGTTATTGTTATTGTTTATTACTACTGGTGCTTGAGCAGGAGCAGCATTTTGAACTGCCATTTGAGATGACTGTTGATTTAAAGTAGAAGCAGAATTATTAGGTACTGGTGTTACACTCACTCCACTCTTATCTAAAGTAATATTGCCTGCAGGTGTTACGCTATTTTCTGCTTGAGTTATTATTTTAGTTGCTTCATTTTCGTTACCATTTTTAATATAGTCTAAGACAGTTTTATATAATTTATCATTTATTGTACCAGCTGTATGCATAGTTTCTAATCTATTAGTTAAATCTTCAGCAATCATCGGATCAATGCTAGTATTATTAGAAGAACTTTTTACTCCAGGTGCATAAGGCGTTGTACTTTTTACATTAGGTGTGGTTTCTGCAGGTTTATTATTAGTTTCTGCAGATTTATTATTATCTACAGCAGCATTTATTAATTTTTTAGCTTGATCTATATTACCGTCTCGTATAAGCTGTTTGGCTTTTTTAGCATCATCTGGAAGAATAGTACCTTTCTTTACATATTGATCGATTAGATTTAACATATCAACAATATTTTCAGATGATTTATCATAAGGTGATAGTGCTTTACTGCTTGTATTTGCAGCAGCAGGTGAAGGCGCAGCAGCTGGTGGGGGAGCATAAAGAGCAGCAGTAAACTGTTCTTCTGTTATTTCACCTTTTTTTAATTTTTGTTGTAGTACTTTTTGAGATAAACCAGCATACGGAACTGGCGGTGGTGGAGGTGGTGTTGATGAGGCAGCTTTTTCTCCGGAAGAACTTCCAAATACAGCGTTCCAAGCACCCTTTAGCGCATCAGGAATAGTACTACCCACTAAATCCATTAACTTACCAGGTATTGATGTAAAGAATCCATAAATTGTGTTTATGACACTCTTTACCATATTTGCAATTCCGTCAATTAAATCATCAAAAGATTTTTGAAAAGAAAAAGAATCTAAAGCTTTAGATGCACTATCCCATCCAAATAATTCTAACATCCATGATACGAAATCTTTAATTAAGTCTAATGGTGCTGCAATTAATGAGTCAAATAGACCTTTAACAGCGCCTCCAATAGCGCCAACAATACCACCTTCTTTATAACCTTCGATTGCACCTGTGATTGCTTCATATGCGCCTTGAATTGCCATAACAATCCATCCTATCGGCTCCATCCACTTAAGTGCAAATGAAAATACACCGACAAGTTTCTCAAGAAAAGGCATAAATTTTCCTATTGTACCAGCAAACTCTCCAGCACCTTCAACTAAACTTCCAATATACTTAAATGCAGATACGAACGGTTCTACTACCGCTTTTAATAATTCACCTGTTTTTGCAAATATATCAGATAAGAATGTGCCTACTTTTTCTAGTGGAGCTAAAAAGTCTTTAACTGCATCAACAATAGTAGTAAATACTTTACCTATTTTACCAGCAACACCTTCACCAGAAAAAATAGATTTAAACATACCAATAGCATCTTCGGCTACTGTACCAAGACCTTTAAATAATTTTTCAAATGTAGAAGCTAAAAATTTACCAAATTCTTCTAGAGGTCTTAAATAACCTTTTAGAAACCCTAGTATTCCTCCAAGTGTTGCAGCAAGTGCAAGCCCAACACCTTTTAATATACCCAACCAATCGGTACCACCAGCACCTTTATCTGAACCAGATTTTCCTCCAGAAGAAGAACCTAAGATACTAGCGTTTAATTGTTTTAATAAATCATTAGTCATTCTAGTCTGACCAATAAATTCTTGAGTCTGTCTATCAACAGCTGCATTGATATCGTCAAGTTTAGAATTACCGCTTTGAATAGCACTTAAAACATTACTTTCAATAGATATCATTTGAGTTAGTATACCAGCTAGACCTGAAATACCTCCACCAGATCCACCACCGGAACTGCTTCCTGAAGAAGATCCTCCACCTTTATTACTACCACCACCTCTACCAGAAGTAGCAGCGTATCCTGCAGCTCCAGCTTCAATAAAAGGGGCGACACCTAATTCTTCCACAGTACCTTTAGCAATAAGTCCGCCTAAACCTAAAGCACCAGCAGCTCCTATTTTTAAAGCTCCTTTAACACCTTTACGTAGCATAGAATCAGTTTTACCTAACATCCCTGGTTTACTATTAGGAGCATTTTTTACTTTTTCTACAACAGGGCTGGTTTTTTTTGGTTCTGAAGCTGGCTGACTACCTAATTCAGCTGCAGCTTGTTCTCTGCCTTTACCACCGCCTTTTTGAGCAATAGTTCTAAGAATATCTTCACCGGTTTCTTTAGCCATTTACTTTTTATTTTCTTCTTCTATTTGTTTTAAATGCATTAATAAAAGTTCTACGAAAAGATCTCTTTCATAAGGATACATTTCATATACCTCTGTCATAGAATATTTATGGTGTTGTACTAAAGAAAATATAGTTTGATAATAGACCGAGATATTACTATATCCGGTCAAGACATAAAAAAACTATTTAATCCTTTGAGTACTACTTCTTTTTCTATACCTTGTTTGTTCTTTACTATTGCTTTATGTTCTAAAACTGGCATAGTATCGAAGAATTTTTTAATCTCATTCATGCTTTCCATTGGAAGATTATCGATAAACTCGATCAATTCTTCTCTAGTAAATTCACTATAAACAGTATCATTATCAAAAATCTTATCTATACAGTTTATTAAAACTTCTATTACAGAATCTTCAGCTTCTAATTCAACATTTTTAACATCTTTAAGAGTAGGATATTTCATTACAATTCCAAGTTCATCATTTATCATAATCTTATTAGAATGATCTGGGTTGTTTTTTATTTCTACATCATCTAAATTTACTTGAAATTTAATTTCTTCTTCGCTTTCAGTATCGGTATAAATTAGATCAACAACTTCACCGATAGACTTTGATCTTAACTTTATAAAAAGATATTCTATATCAAAAGTTGCTAGTTTATCTACTTCTATAGGTTCAATAATACAATTTTGAATAATTTGTTTTACGGCAGAAAGCACATCTTCAGATTTATTAGATGATTTTGCCATAAGTAAAATTTTCTCTTCTTGAACTGTAAAAGGTCTTACATTTACAGCTTTTTTAAGAGAAGGGATAGTAAAACTATATGTTGGGTGTTTAATTTTAGGAAGTGCCATTTCAAAATATCCTTATAAAATAATTAAAAATAATTTAAGTATTGAGAATAATAATTAGTTTGTTGTTGAAGTTCTGCAGGCTGTACATACAGCAATTCTGTAGCTTTGCTTAAAGTAGCATCAACTCTTGATTGAGTGCTATCAATTGTGGATGCTCTTGCTTGTGATGCATCATTTGAAATATTAGGAGCCATAGTTGTAGAAGTCCAGTTAGTATAAGCAAAAGTAACTGGTATTCTTACTAATTCGTCCGATGACCCCCAGTTAAGACTTACGTCTCCTATAGAGATAGGAAATGCATCATAAAGCGTATAATTAACTATTATTTGACTATCTACATCTGGTTTAGAGGCAGGTCCTGTATTTTCTGCTCCTGCTAGATTAGTATATCCGTCACTTTTATCTTCTAGATGTAATATTTCTATAGTACTTCTATATTCTTTTGGATATGCAAATACATTAACACCTAAATTTTGAGCTACACCATAAGGATTATCAAAATTGTTAAAATTATAAACGCTCTGTATCCATTTATGAAAAAATCTTAATATGTTTCCATCAGTATCACTAAAGAATGACATCGGCATATCTGTAAAATTAGCAGAATGAGGTCTTTTTTCTACGTTACCAAATCCTGACATTTTGACATCATCGGTACCAAATGAAATACCTGGAAGCTGTGCTGATTCACAAAAAAATAGTAGATCCTGATTAGAATCACCTACTGCAGGAGGAGGGTGCATTCTTACTATAAATTTTGATGCTTTACTAATTCCTCCATTGGAACTAATAACAGCTAACATTTCATTAATGCTGAAGGCCATTTATCATTGCTCTTGAATCTTTATAAACTTGATTAACGTTTTGTTTTTGAAATCTTTGTAATGGTAAGAATAAAGCTATATCCCATTCATTAGCAGGTATTAATAAAAATTTTGTTTTTAAATGCCCGTACAAGTATCTTTTAACGCAAGGGTGAAAATATTTATACTTGGCTACTGAATTTAGTAAATTGTATGATGCTTTAATCCTGGTAGTTTCATCAAATTTAAGATTGGTAACCAAAGGATATAAATTATCCATTAACTTAGCTCTAAAATTTGGTGCAATATAATGTAGATTCATAGCAAGAAAGCCATCAGTATCGCTTTTAAACGGGAATATTAATGGAAATCGATCATAATAAGGTAATTCATTTTTTAACTTAGGATCATAACCAAACAAATACATAAAACCAGGTTTTATAGTTGTTCTATTATAATGAACATTATCAGTGATAATTTTACCCGGACTAATAGATTTTACTTGTTGAGCTTTTTCCCTATACCAATCATGGGCATTCATATCACCAGGCTTGTCAATACCTGTTCTTGTATTACTTAATATATCTGTAAAAATTGGCATTTTTAAAACTTATCTAAACCTAGTTCTTTTTCTGTTAGTACTTTAAATTGCCATTTTCTATCTAAACAATACTGCTCTGCGGCTTTCCATTTAGCGGTATTGACCCCGTATGTTTTTAATTCGTTAATATATCTTCTTGTTGCTTTTTCTTTTTTAACAGGAAGCCGAGTTTGAACATCTGGTTTTATTTCAATAATCATAGTATTTATGATTCCGTCTGAACCTTTAGTTCTTACCCAAAAATCAGGAAAATACCTATGAATTTTTTTATCTACCGGGCTAAAATATGGTATCGCTATTTCTTCTGATGCCCATTGTGTTACGCTTGGATGGGTATCTAAATACCTCATGAAACGAAGTTCCCACAAAGATCTATAAATGATGTTTGTAGGATTACCAGCATATTTGTCGGGATTGTGAGGTTTAAATCTACCTTTATAAGACATTCGCATTTACCACATAAATAATATTAAATATTTATAGGAATAAAAATGCCTCAATCAAATTTTATATATTCTTTCCCTGCTAAAGAACCTACATTCTATACTAGACTTTCTATGAGAAAATATGAAAGACCTAGACCAGGTAGTGGTATAAGTCAAAATCTTCAAGGTGTAATTAGATTACCAATGCCTACACAATTAATGGATGACTATAATATTAGAGTAAATGAAACTAAGTTTGGATTACTAGGTAATGTTAATAACTATCAAGAAACTTTAGCTGCAGGTAAAAGTGCAGCTGAAAATGCTATTAAAGAATTAAATTCTGGTGGTTCTATAATGTCACTTATGGGTACTATTGCGTTACAAGCAGCTGCTACACTTCCTGGAATATCTGATACACTTCCAGGTCAGCTAGCTCAACAACAAGCTGGTATGGTAAGAAACCCGCATATATCAACTGTATTTGAAGGTGTAAATCTCAAATCTTATTCATTTAGTTGGAGACTTTCACCTTCTAGTCCAGAAGAAGCATCCGGTATTAATTCAATGATAAACCATATCAAAGCATATATGCATCCTAAAATAATAGGTGGCGGGTTTGCTTTAGAGTACCCTTATCTTGCTAATTTAGATTTTGAAGTAGGTGATGTAGCATTTTCTCAACTTCCAAAAGTAAGAGATTCATTTATTACTAGATTGGACGTAAATACATCTGGCGGCGGTTCTCTTGCTTTTTATAGAGATGGTAACCCAGTAGCAATAGATATTGCTATGAATTTTCAAGAAATTGATATTCTTACTAGAGATGATTTTATTGATACTTCAAGAGGCCGTTAATGTCTATATTTAATTTTTATCCATATATTAATTATAATAATCAAAAAGCAAGATTTATAATTGGTAAAGCAGAAATTATAAAAAACAGTTTAAGTAATTACGGTAGTTTCTATACATACACTGTTTTAGACGGTGAAAGACCCGATACTGTTGCTTTTGATCAATACGGTGATTCTTCTTTAGACTGGGTAATATTATTAGTAAACAGTGTTTTAGACCCTTATTTTGATTGGCCTTTATCTTCTGAAAATTTTAATTATTACTTAGAAGACAAATACGGTACAGCTGCATATAAACTATCTTCTGTAAAAATACCATCCTCAATTGCTTATTACTATTATAAAGGCCTTGATACAGATTCTCCAGATATAATTAACTCTTATAATTATACTATGTCGCCGTTAACTTATGAAACTTTAGGTATGCCGGCAGGCTGGGTAGCAAAAAGCATATATGATGTAGAGAGTGAAATTAACGAAAGCAAAAGAGATATTAAATTATTAAGACCACAATATCTTGGTGATTTTCAACAACAATTAAAAGATCTTTTTATTAATGGCTAATCTTAATCCTTTAGAATTAAAAATAATTGATATTAAAATTGAAAAATTTAATAATCAAGATAGAATGAGTATTTTTCCTCAGTTTATCGAGTTATCAATTTACCAATCATTATTTGAACCTGTTATTAAAGCGGAATTAGTTATTAACGATACTATTGGTTTATTTGTTAATTACCCTTTTACTGGAGAAGAGCTAATTACTATTAATTACCAACATATTTCAAATCAAGGAAGCGATTATTCTGTAGATAGAATTACACCTAAACAATTACAGTTTATTATTAAAGGTGTAAGAAATATAGTAATGAGTGACAAAGCTAGATCTTTAATGTATATTGTTG